GTAGAAAAGGTCATCTTCTGTAACTACTCTAAATTTAATACCCTGTGCTTTACAGAATGCTTTTGCTGAATGCCACTTAGCATGATTGATAGCAATAACTGCTTGTTGTCTTGCATTTTTTACTTTTTCTGTTATAATACTTTCTGCTTTAGGTTTTATTTCTATTAACTCTGCGTTTGTTCTTCCGTATTTGTCTTGGTATACGATGAAAAAGTCTGGTATATAATTAGTACGTTTGCCTTTAAAAGGATGCATATAAGGAATAACGATTGACTCACTTGCCCATTTAATTATTTTGTCATTAGTATCACAAAAGATCATAAATGTAAGTTCCCAACCAGATCGATATGTTGGCTTACCTTTGCCTACATACTTGTGTTGATTTTTTACAGTATAGATACCTTGTGCGTATTTTCTTCTACGAGGCATTAGTTACCCTTATGGTAATATGTTGCGTTGTACTGCTTGATTAGGAGTAGGAACATTTGATACTCCATACAATGCTGTTTTTGACTTTAATAAATTGAGATAAAAAGCCATTTCTGTGTTTACTTGTACTGTTGTTTCTACATTAGTTTTAAAGTAATCCATAAAGATTTGAATGTTTGTTCCTGTTTCTTGTGCAATTCTAAACAGTGTTGTTGCAAATTGAGATGCAGTTTGTTTAGTTCTTTCATTCTCAGGATTTCCTTTTAGTACTCCTAAGAAATAAGAATACACTGAGTCCCAATCACCTGCACTGACTTTCAATGGTACACTATAAAATGTATCAAAGATTTCTAATGTGTTCTCTCTTTCTGTTATTTGTAATGCCATATTAGAATCCTAATGCTGATCTAAATGCATCTGCCGCTCTGTCTGCGGCACCTGAAACGCCAGTCTGCGAACCTGCATTAGGCGGAGCACCTGTCATTATTGGATTAGCCTGAGTACCAGTAGGAGCACCTTGGTTAGAAATATTTACCATTGCCGGAGATGAAGCATTAGTAGGGGTATTAGTATCCCCGCCTAATCCAAGTGCGGCTAATGCGGCATCTTTGATTCCCTCTCCAACTGCTTTCTTTGCACTGTCAACAACACTATCTAAACCACCGTCGTATAGTTGTCCCACAGTTCTTGCTTTTTCTAACAATGAATCATCTCCACCGAGACTGCTCACCCTCCCAAAGATATCACTAGGACTACTTCCACCTTGTAACAGTGGGCTTTCTCTGCGATCATAACTATCTGGTCCAGCAAAGCCTGCTACTTCTTCTGACCCTTCACTATCGGGACCTATATCACCTATTTCACCTGAATTGTATATTACAGTTTCATAATTAATAGTCATTCTATTTTGCATAGTGCCACCACCGTCTGCATAATCATATGTGTCGTGGTCCATTGTAGTAATTATAGGATTGATTAATGTGTATGCTATATATTGGCCCGCCCACATACCGTATATTGTAATGTTATTAAAGAAAGGGACTTTTTCTCCACCGTCTGCTCTAGTTCCACCTTGACCACGTGCATCACCCCTATAACCATACTCAGTATCACCGGTTATTGTTGGATCGTATATGTTACGTCTGTTATAATCTTTTTCTTGTGTTGCATTTGCAAACGGTGCAACAATAGGATTCCACGCATCTGCAAAGTTATATCTATAGTATGCGTCCCACAATGCAGTAACTTGTGATGCATTGTCATCATGGAATGTAATATCGATAGGTTGATATTTAATTTTTGATTGAATCAAACGTTTTCTATTGTATTGATTTAACTCTTGCACTTCCATATTGAAAGTAGGTAGTTTGACTGATTTTACTAACAGTCCTATGTTTGATCCTGTTGGTGGAGAGTATGCTGTTGGATTAATTTGAAACCAAGTATGAAAAGTAAATTTGACTTTACCAGCATTACCCATGTTACCGGGTAAGAAGTTCTTAGCCGCATGAGTATAGTCACGTAGATATACTCGACCGGTTAACTGGTCAAGAATATTATTCTTTACATCATCTACGATATCTCCAACAAAACCTGAACCCATATTATCTTTCTCCTATAAGAGTATTTATCTAACCTATAAACCCATAAAAAAACTGGCCGAAACCAGTTTTCTTATATAAACTAATTCTGTTACTTACGTAGCAGTACCAACTGCACTTGGGAAAGTCTGTAGACCAGACTGTCCAACACCTGCACCCGGAACGCCGTTGATATCTCCGCCAGCATTTGTCTGGACTGCGTTATCATAACGTAGAGTCATAGCAATAGTCACTGCATCAGATGTACCATAGTTTAGAGTCTGATAGTTTGCTTGTTGTAAGAAACAACCTGCTAATGACCAGTTTTCTAACACTGTTGGTGTATTGATACCGTTACCACCGTCTAAGATTTGAATTTCTGTTTCAAATTTATAATCTCCACCTGCTGCCGCTGAAGACTGCTCATAGAAATCTAATTGACGTTGTAACTGTGCACCAACTGCTTTTGATACGTTACCAGAAGCATCATCTCTGACGTTGATAGCAAGTGTTTGCCATGTGTGTTTACCAGCAAGATAGACACGTGAGTTGTACACGTTCATTGTGATTTCGTCAAACTGAACTTGTGGTCTCGCACAGTCTACTACTTGTCTAGTAAGAATAAGTGAAGAATCATCGTCAAAACCAAAATTAATAAAGTTCACACGGAATCTATATTGAAGTTTTGGCATCAACAAGTTTTGGTTAGCACCGCCCTCTGGTTGAACCGAAAGTTTTGCTAATGTATCTGAGGCTGTTGCCATTGTTAATCTCCTATTTTAATATATCTAATATATATTTATCTTTTTAATTCAAAGAGGCCGAAGCCTCTTTGTATATCTTTTTTACGATCCTGATAACTCACCAGTGTTGAATATTCTGACCGGAACATAGATGAACTCAGCGGCTTTCACGGGCTCTACTGCTATGTCAATCCAAAGTTCATTACGATCAATTCTTGCTGGAGTGTTGTTAGAATCATCACAAACTACTGAGTAGTCATATAATCCTCGTTTTGAAACTAGATCCTGGAACAATGTTTCTACTACTGCTTTAATAGACTTTCTTGTTTGAGGGTCATTAGGTTCAAAGACAAATGGTCTCGCGGCTAATATTAATTGTCTACGTATGTAAGCAACTAATCTTGCTACGTTCACTCTATCTAACGCAGATGATGAATTGTATGAAGTTTTGTTACCATAGTTCAATAATCCGTTACCTGTGAAGAATACCATTGGGTTAATAAAGTTAGTGTATAACACATCTCTAATACCAATACGTGTTCTGATTGAGTTGAATTCGCCTTCTGCATCAATGTAACCAATGCTTGTAGCATTATCGATTATACCACGTCTAGTACCTGCTGGTGCTAACCAAGGATAAGCAATATTGTCATTACGCAACATAGTTCTTGTCATCATGTGTGATGATGGGACAGCAACTAAGTTACCTGATAGATCACTAGTGATACCTGATGGATAGAATAGACCCATGTAAGTATTTCTAGTTACAAGTCCATCTTCACCTGTTGTTACTGCACCTGCCGCGTTAGTAGCCCAGTCCTGAATTTCAGTTGCATCATCTTTCAGTCTCATTGGTGTATCACCAACGATGTAAGAAGTTTCACCTCTATCAGAGTTCAATGCTACCATGTTAGGCTGTAGTTCAGGATAACCTGGAGTTGCTTGTAAGTTGAAGAAGTTATCTTCATCTCTAATTGCAACGTTAGTGTCAACCGCTGAACGTAATGCTTTAGTTACCATTGCTCTTTGTGCTTTACGACCTGCAAACATTGCTCCGTTTGACTGATCTCCTGAAGCAGATACCCACGCATCTTTCTGTGTTGGTAAAGAAGCAGACGGGAATCTATCACTGTTGAAGTAGTTTATACGATACTGTTTAACATTGTATGAAGAACGTCTTGTATTCCAAATCAACATACCTTGTGGGTAATTTGCTGATAAAGGAGCATCTACATCTAAGTAATCACTTGCTAATAATGACTTGATTGTTGGAATCGGGTCATTTGCTGGGTTAGTTGTGCCGTTAGTTGCCCAACGTGCATCTTTAAATAAGATACCTTGTGGTGAAGTTTGATCTGTGTTGTCGATTAAGACCCACTTATCAGTAGCACTTCCGCCACCTACTGCTGGAACTGACTGCCATCTGTATAGTAATGGATAGTTCTCTAAGTCTGAAGTATCTAACCAAAGATCACCGTATTCTAATGCTGTACCATCACTTTGAATTGTTGGCTCACTAGCAGACACTAAAGGTCCTGCTGGATCAGTTGCATTTACGACTGACGGGCTAGGTAATCCGTTAGAATCATAACCTTGTGATTTATAACCTTTCCAACCACCGTCATAGTTGATCATAATGTCTACTTGATCAGTTGAAGAATAGTACCAGTTAGTAAAGTTAGTTGGTATTGCTGTCGGTGCACCTTCATTTGCTGTCAATGAATCTGCGCCTGTTGTTGTTAATGAGAACTCTCTCCAGTTTGATAACTGAGTAGTGAATGCATTAGCACCTTGTCCACCTGCTAATGTGTAAGATGTAACAACACCTACTGTCACACTAGTAACAACTACTGTTAAGTCATTTGCTGGTGAAGCACCACCTAAATCTGTACCTAAGAAAGTAACTACGTCACCTACTGCATGTCCACTACCACCGTTTACTACTGCATCAGGGTCAAAGTCATAATAACCATAGTCATTAGTTACTGAAATTTGTAACGCAGTACCTGATCCTGTTGTTGAAGATTGAGTTGGCTGAAGATTAGAACTAGTATTGAATGGTCCGTTCTTACAACCTACTGTTGATGTTGTAAATCCTGCTTCTGAGAATAAACCAGAAGAAACACCTGTTGTATTACTGTAGTCATTTAATACGATAACTCCACCTGATGTGTGTTGTAATTGTATTGAACCATCATCGTTAACACTTGCTTGAGTGTAAGGAATGTTGGATGCTGACCAAGCAGTCACAAAGTCAGATGCATCTGTCGCATCTGCTAAGTTAAGAACATATGATGAACTTAATGTTTGTGATCCTGGTGTTGAGATTTGAACGAATGCTACATATGGGCCTGAAGTAAAGTCTGGTGCAGTATTTGTACCATTGACTACTGTTGCGCCTGTTGCTACTCTATAGTAGTAATAGACTGGAGCCGCATCATATTCACCATTGTATGAATACTGTGCATACACAGTACCAGCTGGGATTGCTTGTCCACCTGTTGAATCTGCTGAATAGATTTGTGCCCAATCAGAAGTTGCAAAAGTTGGTGTTTTAGCAGTATAAGATGCTGATGTTGAATCATATTCAGAAACTACTGGCTGTAAGCCTGTTCCGTCAACCTTAACCCATACAGAGCCAGTCGGTGCTGGTTGATTCTGACCTTGTTGCCATAATGGCTGTTGAGCAGATGTTCCGTAAAATGTTCTTGGTTGAAATCCTGTAGTTTGTGTTCCTGTGAAACCTAAGTCTGTGAAGATTGTACCTGTACCATTATTCAATCTAATAAAGAATGGTGTTTCAGGTGATCCTTGATCTCCGCCTGTTTGATTTGAATAAATTTCTAATTTGTTATCAACTACACCTGCTGAGATATAATCCCAACCTAATGCGTTAATGTCTGCCGCTAACTGACCGATAGTGTTATTCGGTGCTGCCGATACTGTTAAAGTAACTAGGTTAGTACTATTGACAATTAAGTCTATAGTGTCGCCTTGTGTTAACGTAGGATTAGATGTAGGTGCTGTAATAGTTGGCCATGATTTCATCCAATCTACAGTTTCTAGACCAACCCATTGGTTAGAACGATTCTTGTACCAGTATGTTGGTGCCTGAGAA